ATTGGGTACGCAAACTACAATCCGAGGAGGAAGGTATAGATATTTTAGAATTCGCGACGGCTGTAACGCGCGCAATAGGTAAAAAAGAACAGCAAATTCAAGAGATGATGACCAATGGTGAGGTAAAAGATTGGAATCATTATCGCAATCTTGTTGGTCATATCGAAGCGCTCAACTTCATTCGCGAAGAAATTAGAACAATTCTAAAAAACCAAGATATGGACTATGGTCAATCCTGAGCTACAGAAAAAATGGCAAAACGAAGAAGACAGTAAGTCTGCTTTGGAAAAAGCCCATGATGAAGGAACCGATTTAACCCATAAGAAACTAGATAATGAATTATTGGAACAACTTCCAGATCCCACAGGCTGGCGGATTATGGTTCTTCCTTATAGAGGAAGAAAGCAAACCAGTGGAGGAATTGAACTAACAGAGGAAACACTCGGAAGACAACAATTAGGAACCGTTTTAGGCTATGTCTTAAAAGTTGGAAAACTAGCCTATAGCGGAGAAAGATTTTTTACTGGACCTTGGTGTGAAGCAGGAGACTGGGTATTGTTTGGACGATATGCAGGCTCTCGTTTTCAAATTGAGGGCGGTGAAATAAAAATACTCAACGATGATGAAATTATCGCTAGAGTACCAGACCCAGAAGCAATTCTGCATCAACTTTAACCATGGAGAAGAGCCATGCCAAAACATAAATTAAATTTAAACCCTGCTGAAGAACTTGTACCTATTGATGATTCAGGTCCCGAAGTAGATGTTAATATAGAGGAAGAAGCAGCTCTTCCTATTGATCCAATACAGCCTACAAAGCCGGTGTTGGAAACCGCTGCGCCAAAAGAAGAAAAACAACAAAAAGACGAGCACGAAGAATATAGTAAAAATGTAAAGAAACGTATTGATAAACTAACAGGAAGACTGCGGGAATCAGAGCGTCGTGAACAAGCAGCAACTGTATACGCTAAAAATGTTTTTGAAGAAAATAAACGCCTTAGTCAACAAAAACAAAACATAGATGGAAACTATATTATTGCCGAAGCAAACAGAATTACAGCCGAAACAGAAGCAACAAAAAACATATTAAAAAAAGCAAACGAAGAATCAAATGTAGACAAGCAAGCAGAAGCACAACAAAAACTAGCTTCTCTCGCTGTAGAGGCCCAACGTGTACAGGCCTTGAATCAAGCACGAAATGCTCAAAGTGGACAAATCACAGCACCTCAACAATACACACAAGAAGCTCAACAACACCCTCAAGCTCGGTATCCAGACCCAGATCCTAAAGCCGAATCATGGGCAGAAGACAATTCTTGGTTCGGAAACGATCGAGCCATGACTATGACTTCTTTTGTAATTCACCAAGATTTACTTAACGAAGGGTTTGACGCAACCAGCGATGAGTATTATGATGAGGTTGATAAAAGAATTCGTGATGAGTTTCCTCATAAATTTGATGGAGCAACCACACGAGCAAATAAACCCGTTCAGGCAGTGGCTTCTGCGAAACGTAGCGCCAAAGCCGGACGCAAAACTGTGAGACTCACACCCTCACAGGTTGCAATAGCAAATAAATTGGGTGTGCCTTTAGAAGAGTACGCGAAATATGTTGAATAACGTGGAGTAAACAACATGGCTGAAAAAAATGAAAAAATAGACGCAAGTCGAGAACCACGCGAAGCCCAAACTCGCGAGAAAAAAGAAGCGAGAAAACCTTGGGCTCCTCCGTCCGCATTGGACGCACCAAATCCTCCCGAAGGATATGTTCACCGTTGGATTAGAATGGAAGCTAGAGGCTTTGACGATCGTAAGAACGTTATGGCTAAACTTCGTGAAGGATGGGAACCTGTTCGTGCAGATGAACATCCTAATTTTGATACTCCAGTGGTGGAGGAAGGAAAATTCGAGGGAGTAATTGGAGTAGGAGGATTGATTTTATGTCGTCTCCCAGTCGAGACCCTAGAGGAAAGATCAGAGTATTTTGCCGCTAAGACAAGAACTCAGATGGATGCTGTAGATAACGATTTGATGAAAGACGGAAGTCATCCTAGCATGTCAATCAGTAGACCTGAAAGACAATCTCGCGTAACAATTGGTGGAACTCGCGGTTCGTAGAACCGAGGGTTTTGAATATTAATTCTTGGAACAGAGGAAAGTTTAAATGGCAAATGTAGATAAAGCCTTTGGGCTTAGACCCTACAAGGGCGCCGGATGGCCTGTTCAGCAAGCAAATAAGTACAATATTAATACTTCAGGATATAGCACAAGCATTTATCAAGGTGATTTGTGTATATTTAACGGTGGTTATATTGAATCTGCGGCAGCTAGTTCTGCCAATCTAGTCGGTGTGTTTTCACACTGTTACTATGTTGCTTCTGACGGCACTCCCACCTTTAAGAATTACTATCCTGCCAGCACAACGGCACTTGGAAGTGGAGCAATAGAAGTATATATCTATGACGACCCTAACCAATTGTTTGTTGTTCAGGCGGACGGTGCTTCAGCGCAAACATGTATAGGCAGAAATGCTGATACTGACGGCATAGGTGGTAGTACAACAACTGGTGTTGCGACACGGGAACTAGACTCTAGTACAATAAACACAACGTTAGCACTTCAGCTAAAAATCGTTGGTGTTGTCCAAGACGATTCTAACGGAGACCTCACAGCAGATAATGCAAATTTAGTCGTTCTGATTAATGAGCATTACATGCGTGGTGGAGTCGCCGGTACATAAACGGAGTAATTTAAATGGCAATTAGTAGAGCACAATTAGTCAAAGAATTGCTTCCGGGCTTGAATGCATTATTCGGACTTGAGTACGATAGATACGATAGAGAACATGAAGAAATTTTCGACATAGAATCTAGCGATCGTGCTTTTGAGGAAGAAGTAATGCTTACGGGCTTTGATACCGCACCTGTTAAATCAGAAGGGGCAGGAGTTGCCTTTGATCAAGCGCAAGAAGCGTTTACATCAAGGTACACTCACGAAACGATTGCATTGGCGTTCAGTATTACTGAGGAAGCCGTAGAAGATAACTTGTATGACAGACTGTCTGCAAGATATACTCGCGCGCTGGCTCGTAGTATGGCAAATACCAAGCAAGTCAAAGCGGCTTCTGTGTTAAATCGTGCTTTCAATTCAAGTTATCCGGGCGGCGACACGAAAGAACTTTGCGCAACAGACCATCCAACTGTGGGTGGAGCTAATTTGCGTAACGAGCTTTCGACAGCAGCTGACCTGAATGAAACTTCATTGGAACAAGCACTGATTGACATAGCAGCGTTTACTGACGAGCGTGGTTTGAAGGTAGCTCTTCAAGGAATGAAACTTATTATTCCTAAAGAGTTACAGTTCACAGCCGACAGGCTGACTGAAACGCCCGGTAGAGTTGGTACAGCTGATAATGATATTAACGCAGTTAGAAACATGGGAATGATTCCAGAAGGCTATACTGTTAATCATTATCTTACCGACACTGATGCATGGTTCATCAAGACTGATTGTCCGAATGGTTTTAAAATGTTTAACCGTTCACCAATCAGAACCTCGATGGAAGCTGATTTTGATACTGGTAATGTGCGTTATAAGGCTAGAGAAAGATACTCGTTTGGGTGGTCTGACCCCCGAACAGTATTCGGTAGTCCCGGAGCGTAAGCTTTGATGGAACCTGTGATGGGGGGGTTTCTTACTCAACCCCCATCAACCTAAATTTTTCTTTATCTTTATCCCATTTAGAAGTAATATTGAACACTAGCTTACTAACTAGGATAACTTTACCTATCGACTGACCTAGCAGACAAGCCAAGACGATAGGCTTTTTTCGGGAGAAAAAATTATGGCAAACACGACTTTTAATGGCCCAGTCAGATCGGAAAACGGTTTTGAACAAATCAGCGTTACGTCTGGTACAGGGGCTGTAACAACAAATTTGGACATTGACTCCAGCGGAAACATAACCACGACTGGGTATGTTTCTTCCTATGCCAATGTCAGCAGCATTACATCTGCTACCAAATCAGTAGAATCAACCGATTCAGGAACTGTTTATACCCTAAACAGAGCAGCAGGCATAGTGGTAACACTGCCTACCGCCGCAGCTGGAATAAACTACACCTTTATCGTTGGTACAACCTTCACAGGTGCAGGGCAAATCAATACAGACAACGCCAGTGATTTATTT